GAATTTAGAGCGTATCTTAAAGAACTCTTAGAGATGGAAAATTATATCAATAAAAATATAAAATTCTATAGGGAAGTCATTAAATATAAACAAAATATTGATTTTTACACTAATTTTGAATTTTTATCAGCTTGTACTTATCTTATAGAACAGATTGACAAAAATCAAATTCTCAATCTTCTTTTAAATTTGCCTTATGGTAATGGAACTAAAAAGAAAGAAACGAAATACAGATCTGATATTATTATGAGTCAAGAAGACTATAATGAAATAAAAAGATCGGATGCTCTTATTAAAGAAACAATAGAAGATTTTTATCAAAATTCGCTTAAATATTTCTTAGAGAGAATTAGATTTGAGGAACAATTAAGAGAAGATTACTTTCTTCTTTTATTTGACAGTAAAGTTTATGAGGGAATTAGAAATGATGATAAAACCTTTACTATTTTTGAATACAGTCTTTCTATAGAATATAATAATGGCACTCAGCAAATTCAAGAACATAAGTATAAAAAGCACAATAGTTGTCCTATTCATATTAAAAGTTCCTATAAAGCAATGGAAAAATGGCAAAAAGAATTTCACCCTGAGATGTTTCTTTAAAGGATAATAAATGTATATTTGTTTAACAGAAGTTGATGAATCCGAAAGTGCAGTAAAAATTCAATATAGATATTATAAGGTATCTTATACCGTTGATTCATTTGGACTTTATCTTTATAACTATCATATTGTTTTTGATTCTAGATCAAACTCCTTTTTAAAAAATAAATTTCACCTTAATTTTGAAATGATTAAGAAGACTAAAGAAACTCATCCAGAATGCTGGTTATAAAGGATAAAAATGTACTATATTTGGGTATCAGGAGCTTCTTTCAAAGAGGTGAGAATTTTTGATGAAAGACTTTTTTAAACAAGATAAAGAGATTACTATTACTCAAGGGGTTTTCGTAAGAACAGTCAATAGAGAAGATTTAGAAAAGGCTAAGAGTCTTTTCAATTTTAAACCTTTAGGGTTTAGCTCTTACTTTGTTGGTCCTTTTAGAGATGTTAAAGAATGTAAATTCTTTCTTCTTCTTAATAAGAGTAAATGGCTTGAAAAGCAATGTAGAACTCTTGCTGATAAAGCTATGCAAGGGGAACTTAAAAAAACCTTAAGTGAATTAGACAAAGTTAAAAATAACTATCCGGAGTACTACCTATGATTTTACAAGAAACTACAAATAAAAGGTTCGATGTTGAACTTGAAGAGAATTGGACAAATTTTTATAATGCTATGGATTATATTGAACTTGAGCAAGGATTCTCTTTTCGTGTTACCCCGCCAATCGGTGGAGCCTTAATGAGATTTTCGATATTTCATAAAGAAAGTGAAAGAGAGTTCTCGGTTTATTTTGATGCTCACAATCAATTAGGAAGAATGGACGTACCATATTTTGAAGTTTATCCAGTACAAGGAGATACATTTAGAAGTACTGATATTAAAGAGATAATGAAAGCAATTTATATTGATACTAAAGACTCTGGAATCAAAGAGAAATACCCAGAATGGTTTCTTTAATTTATTTATAGAAGCTCTCGAGTGGGGGACAAAAGAGCTTCTAAAAATAAACTTATATATTATACTTAAACTTCTATTAAATAATTCGGATTAACTCCCGAAGGAGTTAAAGTTTAACTTATGCTAAAACTGTGTTAGCAAAAGAAATACCAAATGAACGAGCGTACATTTGAGGATCAATTGGGTTCGTTTCAAGACCGTAACGAACTTTAGCGATAATAGCTGGTTGTCCTGAGTCTGTGTGTGTCACTTTTTGGAAGCTCAATGGAACGTATGGAGCAAATACACCCATACCATCACGACGGTCTGCACCTTTGTACAATACAGTAGCATAGTTAGAAACAGCGTACTGATCTACAACAACTTTATATTTACCATCGAATACACCAGCAACTCCACCAGAAACAGGAACGTTAATACCAGCAGCCATAGGAGCAGGAGTAAATGTACCAACTTGTTCAAGCATAGTAGCTACTTTAGGAGAACAAACGATGATGTTACCTTGACCACGTTTAGTATCAAGACCAATTTGACGAGCTTCGTTAGCAATTTTGATTGCTTGAGTACGATATTTTTCAATTTCCCAACGACCAGTACCATCAGTAGAAGAAGCAGTGAAAGCGAATGAGTTAGAAACTTGAGTTGCGTTAGTGTTAACAAAATCAACAACTTCACGGTCCATCTCGTTTTGAATCTCTGCTGCCATCAATGACATAATTTCTTCGTCTGCAGCCAAACCATGTTGAGCTTTCAAATCTTGGTACATCTCTAGTGAGTATTGACCTTTTAGAGCACGAGTTTTAACTTCGATCATTTTCTTTTGAATTGAGAAACCAACTTCCTTCATATTTTTACCAAGAAGTTCACCTACTGCAGTTGTTACTGGACCAGTGTAGTTTTTCAAGATAGTACGGAAAGATGCTTCGTTAGTATAAAGAGCAGTAAAAGTTACATTAGTTGCAACAGTTTCGATACCGAAAGTACCAGTTTTAACTTTAATAAGAGCTTTGGTTCCTTCAACGTAAAGAACTTCACCAGTAGCACCAGAAGTAACACCTGTAAAATCGTCACCAGCAGCAACAGTTCCAGCAGCAGTTCCACCAAGAACAGCAATAATACCATATTCACCAGCTGCAGTATTAATACCACCAACTGTACCATTAGTACCATCTCCACCATCACCAACATAACGATTAGTCAATGAATACATGAAACCAGTAGGCATAGACATTGGTTGAACACCAAGTAATTCGTTAGCAATCAAAGTTGGGTAAACACGACGAACAAGAGGCATAAGAATTGGAGTAAATTGAGCAATATCTGCAGTGCTAGTAGCATTTTCTGCCAATAGACGCTCATATTCTTTTTCTGTATTCTCAAGCATCAACGCCATAGAGATTTTGTCATTTGTAGAAAGAGGTGCGTATTTTGCACTTTCCAAAAGACTTCCGAATTTTTCTGTAAGCAATTCCATTAATTACTTCTCCTTTTTGTTTTGATTGAATTTTTCAAACTTATTTATAATTTTATAAAACAGAGATTTTACTCTCTGTTCTTAAGGCCTATTAAAGAAAACGTTGGTCAATTGCTGATGAAATTTTCTTTTCAGTAGATTCTTCTAAAACTTCCTCTTTTTTCTCAACAGTACCTACAACAGATTCTTTAATCATTTTTAAAGAATTTACGTAAGCTTCATCTTTCGAGAATTCAACAATTCCAGCGAGCTTTTCAAATTTTTCTGATTCTACAAGTGTCATACCTTCTTTAAGTTCAGCAATTACGCCAAGTTTAACAAGATCATCAACTTCTTTCTCAAGACCAATTGTTTTGCTCATTAGAGCATCATATTTTTCAATAGATTCTGCCAATTTAGCTTCAGATGAACTAGCATCTTTTGCTTCAAGAATAGTTGTAATTTCAACACCAGCTGCAACAAGAGCTGAATTAACAGCTTCAACTAAAAGTTCTGCTTGAGCAGTTTTTGCTGATTCTTCGAGTGTTACTTTAGATTCAAGAACAAATTCTTCAATAGCCTTTTCAAGCATAGTATCAATAGACTCAGTTAGTTCAGCTTCTTTATCAGAGTATTCTTTTTCAAGACTCTCTTTAATTGCTGCAACTTCGTCTTCTTTTGAAGCTTCCAATTTTTCAACTCGTTCTGTCATATCATCAATAACAGAGCTAATTTTTTCAGATGCAAGTTCCTCAGCAAGAGTTTGAGCTTTTGCTTCTACAGCTTCATTGAATTGTAAAGCAAGACTTTCTTTTAATTCGTCAGTCAATACATTAGCATCAATAGCTTCGTATAATTTTTCTAGCATTTTAAAGTTCTCCTATATTAAATTAGAAAATACTAATCTTATTTATAATAATTAGTTTTCCTCTTTATTTAATTTTAAACCTTATTTTCAAACTATTTCATTAGGTTTATTTAAGATTGAGTTTATTTAATAATTTCAATCTCACAGTGATGTTGATCAGCATAAGTTTTAGCTTCGTCTTCTGTATTAAAGTATTTAGTTTCTTTTTTATTCTTAAGAGTTTTTGAATCTTTAAATTTTAAAATAGCCTTTACTTGTTTAATTCCAGACTTAGCTTTACTTGACTTTGGGACAAAATTACCACCTAACATTTCTGATAAGAAGTCACTAAATTTATCTTGAACAGCCGATTGAACTTCACTTTTCTCAAACATATGACAAACATTAGAAGTACAGACTTGAACCTCTTCAATATTTCCAGATTCTGTCAAGATAAATTCTTTATCTTGAAGAACTCCTTCAACAATACCTTTCATTTTAGCGTTGTAATCTGATTGACCTTGATCTGAAATTACGTCAAACGTGACTAATTTAAAGTCTTCAACAATATTATCTCTCCCAACTTTACCAACACCTCTTGAAGAAACCGACATTGTAATACCAGCATCAATTAGAGCTTTTAGCTGATTAGCTTTAGGATTATTTAAGAGAGTTGCCTCACCCATAACATATCTATCTTTTATATAGAGCTTTTCTATTTTAGCAACAGCTTCCATCATATTTACAGCTGTACGAGGAGGATGTTCAAGTTCCATTAGACAATTTGAAGTGCCGTTATCAATTTCTTGTTGATAACGCTGAACTTGTTCTTCCCAAATTTTCATTGGATAAACACGACCATTTTTATTTCTTTCTCCAGGAGTTGAAAAAATACCTTTAATTTTATATTTTTTCGAAGACTGACCTGTTGATTCATTAAAAGTTTCTTCAACTTCAAATGAAGCATTTTGTGTTTCATAAAGTAGTTTCATTTAATTCTCCATTAAGATTATTTTAAGTTACTCATCAGGAACTTCAACCTCTGGTGCTCTTTTAGTATTATTAATCTGAGCGAATAAATCTTTTAATTGATTAATTCTATCAAATTCAGCAACATGAGATTGAATAACTGGATGAGCTTGTAGTTTATTCGCAAGTTCTTGTTTAACTGCAGTTGAGAAAGCTGTATATTTCTTCTCCATTGCATTTGTCAAGTCTTCAGAATTTAACATTTTTTACCTTTGTTTTAATTTGTTTAAAGTACTCTTATTTATATTTCTTAATTTAAAGTTTTCTTAAATATCATTATACCAATCAGAGATTTCATAAGATAGCTCTGGTGAGCTATTGTCTTCTAGTTCTATTCTGACGATATTCTTTATTTTTTCTAAGAGCACGTCTATAAAGTGTTTCAGCATCAACTTTTCCTTTCGTAAAGGTTTCAGATTTCATTTTAGCTGCATTCATAATTTGATCATCTGGAATAACAACTCCTGATGAAGAAATTCTTTTATTAATGTATAATCTTATAATAGGAGCAAACCCTACTTTTTTTAAGAAAGGTTTAAGTTGAGCATATGAAAACTCTAAAGGTTTTCCAAGTTTAATATTTTGTTTATTTACTTCAAGAATTTTCTTAACTAAAATTATCCTTAAAGGAATTGGCGCCCAGTGGAGATTAATTCCCATAGTGTGGGATTTTCCTCTTAGAAGAACGAACACTAAAGGAGTTTGATCATAAGTCTGAGTTTTATCTTTTGCATCATAAGAAAATGTTAAGATTTTACCTGGTTGAAAGTCTTTATTTGTCAATTTCTTTTTATTAGTTTTAAGAAGTTTTTTCATAAGCTCCATTGACTGTTTAATTGTCAATGGCTGTTCCATTTGTTTAATTGCTAATGAAGCCATTTATAATCCTTTAAATTTTAATCGGAGGTAATAAATTACCTCCTGATAAAACTTAACCAACTACCCAGTCAGTAAAACTAAGAATGACGTCAAATTCCTGGATTGCATCTGCTGAATCATCTGCAACAGAAATTTCTCCAATATCTTTAGGGAAAACATTGTGGAAAGTATAAGATTGACCTTCACCGCCATCTGCCAACATTTGAACAACTTTCATATCAATCATAAACGATTGAGGAGTTTGAGCATGAACATTTTCCTGAAACTGATCAACTTTTCTCATCCATTCAATAAATTCTTTACGAAGTTTATGATCAACAGTGTTATAGAATGAAAGAGTCCAATCATTTGCATAAGAAGTATCGCCAGGAATTACAAGTTTACGTCCTTGATTCCAAACTTCAATAACTCCTACAGATACACCTGGAAAAGTTGTTGATTTACAAAGTACATCACCTTGTGTTCCTGCTGATGGCAATTGTGTTCCAAGAAACACTTTATATTTATTTTGTCTTGCCCCCGCACCGAGTTCTGTTTTCAATTTATCTAACAATTGAGATGTAGCCATTAATTAGCTCCTATTATTTTAATTAATCTTATTTATAAAAGTAAAAATCTTAATTTTTACTTAAATTTATCCCTTCTTTTCTCCACCAGAAAGAGGGATGAATTCAGAGTAGTTGAAAACAATTGAGAATTCCGAAAGAGTTGCTTCATCTGAGTCATCAAGAGTTACAGTTCCTATACTTGATGGAAAAGCTCCTTGAAGTAGATAACCACGAACTGTCGTTACACCATCATTAGCAAGCTGCCAAATAGAAACGTCTCTTTTAAAGTTTCCATTGGTCATTTCTTGCATTATAGAAATATCTCCATTTGAAACTGTATCATTTGGTCCATAATTTGTATTATCAACTGCCGACATCCATTGATCAAATTGTACACGAATTTTCATATTAGAATCATCAACAATCGAGACTTCATAAGTTCCTGGAAATTCTGTTTCTCCTCTCATTGAAACCTTTCTTCCTTTATACCAAACATAAGTAGTTGACATATTTCTTTCAGGAAGTGAAGTGCTCATACAGAGAAAATTTAGTTTTGAAGTTTCTGAAATAGGAACCTCAACTAAGTATCTTGCCTTTCTAAGACCAAGACCTGGCCCTAAAGCTTTCTTTAAGTTTTCTATATTAAAAGGTGTGCCCTCTGCCATTAATTAGCTCCTGCTGTTGAAATATCTATTGCTTCCGAAGAAGTTTGAATAGTAAAATGAGAATATGAAAAAGTTACAGTATATTCTAACATTTGTCCAACTGATTCAGAAGAAACTTGAACATCAGAAACTGATACAGGATAACAATTAAACAGATTATAAACTGCCGTTTTCTTCTTCATATCGAAGTCCAATTGATAGACCTTAAAATCCTTAATAACATTGATAAAATTATTTGCTCCGGTTACTTCACTTCTAATTGCTCCGGTTTGTCCTGAAGGATGACTATTGGATGAGCCTGTATTTGGACTATAATATGATTCATTTTCATTATTTAATGCTTGCATCCAATCCAAAAAATATAATCTGGATGCGTGATTTTCCTCAAGATAGAAAGTCAATTCCCAAGTTTGAGTATATTTGACTTGTCCAGGAAGTGGTATAGTTCTTCCCTTATATTGAAAATTAACAGGATCAATATTTTTTCCAGGAAAGGATGTAGCTTTACAGAGAACACTTGTCATTTTTTCACTAATGGCTGGTGTTCCTTTTGAAGCTTCAGGAAGAGCAAGTAAAACAGCAAACTTTGCAGCTCTTGCTCCATCCTTAAGTACATCTTTAACTAGACTTATAATTTTTGATGACATTTTTTATCCTCTCTTTATATTTCTTATTTATACTTAAAATTATATAAATAGAATAACTTAAGATTGAGGATTAAAATGAACTTAGATAAAATGGTTACATTAGCCTATAAAACAAAATGGGACAAAATTAATAATTATACATTTCAAATTACTGGAAAACAGGTAGAACTCTTTAATAAATTCCCTCCTGGAACTCTTAATTTAGCCTTAAAATCAGTAACTATTCCTCCTCTTAATATTGCTCCTATCGAAACTTATATGGGAGGCCAATGGTTTTATACCAACGGAAGACCTGATATGGCGAGAGTTGAATTAACATTTAGAGATTTTGGAAGCTTCTCGATTTATAAGGCATTTACTAATCTTTATGAGAAATGTTTAATAATGTATCCTGATGAAGTTTATATTAATATTATGATCTCTCAAGATGGACCAACAGGAGACGAAATTAAGTTAATAGAAATTCGAGATGTTTTAATAGAGAATGTTTCACAACTTAATTTTAGTTCAGAAACGGAAAATCAAATTGCGGAATTTTCAGTAACTGTTAGAGGAGAACGTCAAAGAGTCGCAGGAACTTCGAGAGCTAATGTTAAGAAATTAACCTTTGAAACGGTATAAAT